CTCGGCGGTAGCAACTTCGCGGCCGAAATTGCGACCGTTTGGTGCTTAAACTTCGAGGTATCGGGTTTGAGGACAATATCGAGAATATCTCGATACCTCGTAATGAGGACGTCCGACGATCCCGTCGCCGACTCTGCCGGAATTTTCGACAGAGCCCGAAACCATGTTCTCATGGTTATACTCTCAGGAGTTACCCAATCCTCAGCGGACGCAATGTCTTCGCTGAAGGAACGAATCTGTACAAGAAGCTTGTCCAGTTCATCGGGTAAACCCGTGCCCGTGGCAGTTAAGACAATTAAGTCAAAGACTCCACGGACTCGCCCCGCGGCTCGTTCGTTGCTAGTGACCTCAGAGGCATTTGCCTCCTTAGGTTTAGTTGGCTTCACTAACTCGAACCGCACAGCCTTCATCCTTCGGCTAGCTGTTGGACTACCAGCACAAAGTGCTGATATCCAGCGACGCTCCTTCCGGGAGAATCGCCAGTTAGCCTTCGGAGGGAAAAGTCCGGCCCCACCCCATTGGATGGGTAGATACATGGCAATGCCATGCCTCTTGGCCAAGGCTTTGACCTTCCCAACGAAGGACGAAAGAATCCGTTTCTGGACAAACTCCACTCTTGAATGTCCAAGACGCGCATAGTGCGTCCTTAGATACAAGAGCGGAGTTAAGTCCCACGGCAACCCCGGTTCGGCCTCAGGCCCTTTGGGCAAGGCCGGTTCACCAAATGGTGTAACCGCCTTCACTGACAGAAATTTTCTGTTAACCCGAAGACCGTCCGGAGCAAGGTGGTAAGCTCGTTCACAGAATATGCCCCGACTAGTCGACTCAAATGATTTCGACTTGTTAGGACGCATCCCAGTCAATTTGACTAGGAAGCGATTATATCTGTGGATCAGCTCCACCGTCCAAAGAGCTATGAGATCATCACCGCAAACGTAATACGAATTGCGTGATGCCCCGATCCTATCACACACGTACAAATGTACGAGGTTGAGGAAAGGGAAGCTCAATGGAATACCCATTAGGGTACCACACCGCATTTCCCTGGAAACGCCATTAAATTTAATGGTGCCCCCCGTCACTAGACTAGGGGGAACTCCCAGGACACATGCGATGTCTTCAAGCACTTCTCGCGAGAGAAGGTCAGTAGCGTTCGAAAGATCGGCGCTAAAGACACGGAGCTTGGAGGGGCCACCTCTCCCGCAGGGGTGAATGGGAAGGTGATCGAGTTGCCCACTTTGAGGCAAAGCAAAAGCTTTCCGATGTAATAGCTGGCGGACAATGTCCGCCCGATATGACTCGGACTCAATCACACGGATGGCGCATGAGCGGGAAACCACGCGTGTTTTCCATCCGCGCTCCAGCACAAGAACTGGATGAGACTCAAGCGACATTGCCGCCTGAACATCCGGATCCTTGAGAAAGGAGCGATCCCACAAAGCCTGCCGAGCAGGGCCAACTTTGGCATTTGCCAAAAGGGGAGGAGACGTACGTAATATGTACGCCTGCTCCCGCGGAGCCGGGTAGCGACGCTTCCTAAGGAAACTTTCATATGAAAGTGCGTAATACGCGCGTCGGCCACCTGAGGACCGTTTGGCCTGTAAGCAGGCACCTCTCGATTGTAGAGACACACGCTCCAAATTGGAGCGCAGCGGTTTACTACAAATCCATCTAACACGTCCCGGGACAATGGGATCACACACAGAGTTCACATTTGTGACTCGTGAGACCATGTCCGCAAGGGCTGAACCAGCAAGATACTTGACTGGTGCAGGCAATGCACGTGATAAGAAGGACCATTGTAATAAACAATGCTGCTCTTGTCGAGAGGGCCAGGGCCCATGCGCCCGCAACCATCCAGGACGAAAAGTCTTGGAATGGGCGATTCTCTTGAATGGAAATTTTCCAATCCAAGAGGACCGACATGCGTGAGCATAGGCCTTGGCAGAAGCCATAAAGGCATCGGGATCGAGAAGTATGTGGAATGATACATCCCATACCCACTTCACGATTGAGGTCAATTGACGCGTACGGCAAATTGCCGTAAAGTCAAGGCTCTCACCCGATAAAATGGCGGTACTCGTCCATGCTACAAGGAATCCTTCTAGCACAGAACGGGCATGGGCCTTCTTCCGAAAGGGAGAAGAGTCATGGACCGCCGACCACAACTCGGAGTTGGCCACATAGCCTTCACGTATCAAATGACGCGTGAAGACCTCGGCCTTTCTCTTACCCTGAGAAACGTCCTGGAGAAATTTTCCAGCCCGTTTCCCGATCCGAGATTTAACCCATCTCGGAGGGGTTTTGGTGTCGAACGATGTGTTCGACGAGGGTACCATATTAGGTGCCAGCGGGACGACAGATTGTTGTCCTGCCCCGCATGATGCAACGGTCACTGACTG